GGAAGTTGATGTAGTCCCACCCGCCGAGCGAGTTCCAAAACGCCAACCTCGTATATGGGTACTTGCACTCTTCGTCAAGGAAGACGGTGTAGGTTTGGCTCATCTTGGGGCTGCTGGGAAGCGTTGCCGATTTCAGCACCACGGTGTAGTGCGTCCATCCAGCATTTGCGCTTGGCCGCATCGAGGTGTTGATTGTTTGGGCCTCCAAGTTGTTTGGATAGATGCCGATATACAGCAACTTATTTGCAAACGTCCCTGTGGTTGGGACTTGAAAATGATGGCTATTAAGGGCCGTGTTCCCGGAGAAGTATTGGATGTACACGTAGCGCGACCCCGAGTAGCCGGTGTTGATGAGCGTCACCGTCCCGTAGTCCTTGACCTGCGCATAGATTTCCGTGGGCAGGATGCTCGCAAATTTGCTGGTAGTCGAATCTGGGATGTAGGTGTCGTTGATGCCTTGGTCGTAGGGGCTGTATACCTGCTCAAATTGCGCGTTGACGAAGGTGGCCGTGGTGCTGATTTCGTCCAAGTATTCCACGGGCTCGTCGTTGGCCGTGGGAGCCGATTCAAATCCGAACTTAATCGTGATGAATTTGTAGGCCTTGGTGAACCCAGTGAACATCGCCGAGGCATGGATGCCTTCGTCCTGATAGACGTAGTCGCTGACGATGCGGTGGATATCAAACACCCCTGCGTTCGCTGAGTTGGGAAGTTGTTTCAACTTGGCCAGTTCCGTCGTTCCTTCGAACACTTGGCAGATGTAGCGGAACTTGGGGTCGGTCACATTCACCCCGTCGTAGACCACATAAACCGCGAGGTCGTTGGCTCCGAGGATGGAATGAGAAGGTTGGTAGTTGATGGTCATATCGTAATCTTAAAAGTGACCTCCATCTCTTCAGGGAAGTTGGCCTTCAAAAAGTCATCCACGTCCATCTTGAATGCAGCCTCAAGGCGGGGGATGGACTGGTTGTAAAGCATCTCGAAGGGGTCGCTGATAAAGTAAGTGGGCCTGATTCCATAAAGGTACACGCTTCGGGCTATGCGCTTAATCATCTGTTGGCGAGGAACGAAGCGGCCCTTCTCGTCGCGCAGGTCAGGCAGACCCTTGACGATGGCCCAGCGGTCGATGGCAGGAATCAACTTGCCCTTCGGCCCCGTCCCTGAGCCAAACTTAAAGGGGCTGTTAGGAGCCTTGGCATTACTCGCGAATCCTTGCACCCCTTTGTCGACAAAGTTCCAGTAGGGCGACTTCTTGAATGGGAATGTCAAGGAGAACTCCTGCCCAGTCAAAGGCATCTCCCACACCACATCGCGGTACAAATTGCCCGTGGCGTTCTTGTTTTCTTTGTCAAGGGTCTCCCGAGCGATGGAGGCGATGCGGTCGGCCACCGTGGACATCTCGAAATAGAGATGCTTGGCGGAGAAAAGGGCCGTCTCACCCTGCCACTTTATCGGAAACTCAATAAAGGGCATCGCACAAATTCAGCGGGTTCGGCACGTTGATGTCGACCTCCACTCCCCATCCCGTCAGCATGTTGTTAAACCTTGCGGTGAACGGGGTGAGGTTCAGCGGGAATCCAATGACCCATTTGCCAGGAACGAACTGCCCCGAGGTGCTGGCCGCGAGGTTGAACTGCGCCACGATGTCGCGCATGATGAGGTGGGTTTCCGAATACACCTGAATCAAATCGACCCCCTGCTGCTCCTCGATGACGAGGTCGGCCACCACAAACTCGTAGGTAAACGTCTCCGAGTTTTCGTTCGTGGTCACCCGAGTACACTGCGCGTAGAACAGCGGGTACATGTCGATGGTGATTTTGTCGATGTCCAACTCGTCGATGGCCGTGGTGTAGAACGCTCGGATTTGGTTGTGGTTTGCCGCGAGGTTCCGGAGGATGGTGTCGATGTCAGATAGCGTTACCATTGATTTTGTTCGTGTTAGCGTTCAGGTCGTTTTCGTACGCAAGGTAGGTAAGCACCTCCTCCACCCGCAGGTTCGTCACCGCCTCAAACCGAAGAATGTCGCCCTGAGCCAGCCCGTGAATAACTTGATACCAACCCCACTTCGACCCCATCTTGGACTGCTCGCCTGCAAAGAGGACTCCGTAACGCGACCAAATACCCTCCCGGTATCGTAAAAAAAAACCATCGCGCCGAGGGCTACGTTCATCGGACACTCAAGCATCTTGTCCCTTTGGCCGGGTGAGGGCTTGTAGGGTTGAATCTCGTACAGCGGTCCCATCGATGAAACCACGGGGCGGTACATCACGGACAGCACGTCCGGCAAACTCTCCCAAACATCTCCCTTGCAGTACTCTTCCAAGTCGACAAACTCGCCGAGGGACAACTCGCTCCAGTCGGGGATGAATCCGTACTCCACGTTCCCGAGAAAGAATCTCGGCACGAGAGGGAACTCCTCCGTTTTGGGTGGCTCCATCAACTTGACCATGATGCGTGCAATCCTGGCCACGTCCGCAAAGGCGATGCGCTGAACCATTGGCTTGGGCAATCCGCACAGGATTTCGATGCCCAAACGGACAGCGTCCATCCCCTCCTTGGGTGGGTCGTTTGCCTTGGCCAACTTGATGTAGGTTCCGACGGTGACGTCGGCCATCGTCTCCGGCACTTGGATTCGTTTACGAGTAGACATAGTGGCCCGTTTTGCGCATTATCTTGTTGAGGCAAATGTACCTAACCGCATCGACGATGTGGTTGAAAGCGTCGACAGGCTGGTTGAGCACCTTGCCGTTTTTGTCGGTCATCCACTTGTAGTTCCTGAACTCCTTTTGAGCGTTGACATCTTCCTCGCGGACGTGGAGGCGGTACCTGCGCATCAGGTCGATGCCGATGCGAACGGAGTCCGGCCCCTTCTTCGAGGGCTTGATGTTGAATCCCATGCGGTGCAGTTCGTCGATGGATTTGGGTTCGGCGGAGTCGGCTATGATTTCGGCCCTGCGGTCAAGGCCCAGCCTGCGCAACTCGTCTGCGATGTCGGTGTTGGTCATCCGTGTTTGGTAGAGCAACTCCTCCACGTAGAGGTCGTCCCCGTCGAGGTAGACCAGCACCAAGGCCGTGGGGTCGTTGGCGTAGCCCCAGTCCATCCCATAGGCCAGTGGCTTGGCCGTGGCCGGAACCTTGGAATAGATGCTGAACTGGAAGATGGTCTCACGGGATTGCCCGCGTTCTCCCAAGCCATAGATACGCCAGTACATCTCGTCGATGGTTTTCAGGCGTTCGATTTCCGCGATGGTCTCCGGGTTGAGATACGGGTTGTCGAGGTAGGTGGTCTGAAAGAAGGCCGCGTCGTCCCGAGGAATCACCTGCTCGTAAATCCAGTGGAACTCGTCCGACGGGTTGTAGTCGATGATGACACGGTCGGTGGTTCGCAGCACCAACTGCTGCCAGTCCTCAAACCGTAGTTCGTTGGCTTCGTTGATGAAGAGGATGTCTCTCTTCCGTCCGCGCACCTTTTGCGCTTGGTCGACGGAGATGAACTCCACGAGGTTTCCAAAGAGGAGGTAGTTGGCTTCGGACTTGTTGTGGTGTTCCTCGGAGTAGATGTTCTCGCGTTCCAGGATTTCGAAGAAGTCGCGCATCACCGAACCGCGCAACGAGGGAAAGGACTTCCTCGCGATGGTGATGATGGCCCCGCTGTTTTGATTCTTGAAGGCCAACTCGATGAGGGCCAAGAGGATGGAGTACGTCTTCCCGCTTCGCGTCCCGCCTTGGTGGACTTGGATGCGCTTGTTGCAGTTCTTGACGTGGTAATAGGTGGCCGCGAGTTTCACTCCTTAAACCACGACAGAGGTTGATGGGGGTGAATCTCCACCTCCTGCCGTTCCACGTAGCCACGGGCCTTCCCTTTGGTTTTGAGGAAGAAGATGGTGGCGGCGGGGTTTCCCTCCTTGACCAGTTTGTAGAGGTGGCTTTCGGCAAAGTCCAAAACCGAGTCGTTGATTTCGTTGACTCGCTTGCGGTACTCTTCGTCCTCTTCCATCCAGTTGTAGTGCGACCTACGTGAGACGTCGGCGGCCTTGCACGCTGTCGACACGATGCCCAAAGACCTCTCCAAGGCTTCGAGCAAGTCCTCTTTTTTCTTGTGCATTTTGTGAAAGTAAATGGGGAGGTCAACGTCCCCCCCCATTCGTTCAGGTATTGGGTAGAACGTTCGTTGCTTCTTTGGTGGCTTTCTTGCCAGTGAACTCTTCCCACCGCTTTACGATGACGTCGCAGTACTTGGGGTCGAGTTCAATTCCGTAGCATACCATCCGTGTCCTGCTCCGGCCTTCCACCCGTAGAGGCAGGGTTCGTGCTTCCACTGGTAATCTTGGCGGCCCATCACCAAGGCGGACTTGTTCCAAATGAGGCATTGCTTTACCTCTTGGCCGCAGTCTTTCACTGCCCCTCGGAAGTTGTACCCTTCGGAGTCGGCGTGCCAAATGTAGAAGGCTGCCCCTTCGTTCATGTTCTCGAAGGAGAGTTGCAGGAACTGAAAGAGGAAGGTGCGGAAGTCGGAATCGCTCATGGAGTCGTTTTCGATTTTCAACTTCTCCTTTGTGCCTCCTTGGTAGTCGACGTTGTAGGGTGGGTCGGTGAGGAGGAGGTTTGCTTTCTGCCCTGCCATCAGTTGCGCCACGGTGTCCGGCTCACGCGAATCTCCGCAGATGAGTCGGTGGTTGCCCAGCACGTAAACGTCCCCCAGTTGTGTGGTTGCCTCTTTGGGTGCGGCGGGAACCTCGTCGGGGTCGGTGAGTCCTTCCTCGGTCTTCTCGGGCACCCACACGTCGAGACCCCACGCTTCCAACTCGGCGGCATCCCACTCGTTGGCCAGGATATCCCAGTCCCACTCTCCGTAGCCTACGTTGTCTTTGATGATAAACTGGCCGTTTTTGTCGCTTTCCCAGTTGGCGATGTAGACGGGCACCTCTTTGAGTCCTGCTTCGAGGCACGCTTTGAGGCGCATGTTGCCGCCCAAGACCACCCCGTCGGGGGAGCAGACGATGGGACGCGCTTCGAGCATCTCCGGGAAGTCGCGGATGGATTGTACCAACTTGGCAAACTTGTCATCCTTGATGACTCGCGGGTTGGTGGGGTTGGGTATCAGTTTGGTTGTTGGCCACAACTGAAAGGACTGCGGGTGCTGTTTGGTCTTCACTTCTCGAGCAGTTTGTATAGGGCGATGACCGCTTCTACATGTACGTCAGGATGGAATCGCAGGTCTTCCAAAGATTTGGAGAGGTAGGCTATCTCTTTGTTGACCACCTTGGTCAGCGTGGTTTTGTCTACCGTGCTGGTGCGGTAGGTTCCTTTCGGCCGGCCGGAGGGGTTTCCGGATTGTCCTTTTACGAATGGCATGGTTGGTTCGGGATTTCTTTTGCGCGGCTATCCCACGCATGTCTTACAAAAAAGTTCTCGCGCTCCCCGGCTTTCACCCACTTGCGGTAGCGTATCAACTTGCGCTCGGCTTTCAGGGTCTCGACTGCGCCTGCGTCGCTGATGTAGAACTTGTCGTTAAACTGAAAGACCAGCCCTTCGTCCATCAGGTGGGAGAGGGCGGCGGTCAGCGTTTGGTGTTTCATGTTTGTGTACTTCCGCAGTTCGTCCAAGTTGAAGCAGTGCTTTTTGAGGCTGACGTACACCACCTCTTTGTTGGTGGTGATGCGATTGTTGCGGATGTTCTCGTAGAACGTCTCGAGGCTTTTTTGACTCATCGTTTGTCGTTTGATGGTTTTTTAGTCGCAGGAGGCTTCGTAGGCTCCTTGGAGTTCTTGCAACATCGAGGCGAGGCAACTGCCGCACCCCTGCACCTTGCGGTTCCGCTTGAGGACGTCTTTGTAGAGTCCTTCGAGCGTCGCAATCTCTGCTCCCTTCATGACCTCTCCTTCTTTTCGGTCGGCGAAGGTGGTGCGCCACAAGGTCTTCTGCACCTCGTTCATCGGCACCGCGTAGGGGAACGCCACGTTGAGCCAGCGTTTGCGTTTGTCGCACCCGCAGTCGTCGCCGAGCACCGCTTTGGCTACCTCGGCCACCCCGGTCACCTCGAGGACTTTCTCGACTGTGTCGCCCAGGCCTTTGGAGCGTCTTGTGTACTGTCTCTTTGCCATGCTGTAAAGTTAGGTGATTGCTTTGATTAATTCCTGTATCTCTTTGTTGTAGTGGTCAATCCATTGTTGAGCGTTGTCCTCGCTCATCTTGAGGACACGATGGCTTTTGACCATCAACTGCTCCGCTGTGCCTTCCCCGTAGATTCCGTCGAGACGGCATCCAAAGATGTACTGCTGTCCGTTGCCGTAGAGGTTGCAGGCGGGGCATTGGGGCTTGACGTTCATGTCGTCCCAACGAGTCGCGTACTTGGCCCGCGTCACAAAATGGCCTGCGTGCATCTTTGTCCAGTGGTTGCTTTTGCCACAGGTGAAGCACGCAACTATCCCTGCGTGGTCGGCATCCTTCATGCGCACCCACTTCGAAAAAACGGTGTCTAACTTCTTGCGTGTTGGTGCTTTCATTGCTTCGCGCATTCAATGGCGCGAAATAACTGAAAAGCAAGTTGAGGAACAATAGCATTGCCGTACGCCTTTAAGGATTCGTTGCGCCACTTTGAAAAGGTAACTCCGTCCAGTTCGCGGGGAAGCCCATCATCTCCGCTACAAAGCGGGGATTGAGATGAGAAGTTTTCCCACGGGTTGGGTCGTGCATCGCGTGAGCCAGCGTGTCTCTTTGCCTTGTTGGGTCGGGCCTCGTGCACCCTCCCTTGGGGTCGCTGGTTGCCGTTGGCGTAGGAAGCCACCCACCAAATTCTGTCCCGTCGGTGGGGTGCGCCGACACCAGCAGCCGGAAGGATACCCGTCCAAACCTCGTACCCCAAATACTCCAAGTCAGCGCACACCTCTTCGAAGACCACTCCCCCGTTCCAATTAAGCAGGCCGCGTACGTTTTCGCCCACAACGTAGGCCGGGGCAACCTCGAGTATGATGCGACACATTTCGGGCCACAGGTGGCGTTCGTCGTCCTTTCCAAGTCGCTTCCCTGCGCTTGAGTAAGGTTGGCAGGGGAATCCTCCGGTGAGGATGTCCACGTGTCCGCGAAAAGGTCTACCGTCGAATGTTTTGACATCGCTGAATGCTTGTGAACCTGGAAAATGGTGTGCCAGTACGCGCTGGCAAAAGGGGTCTCTTTCCACGTGGAAGACGTTAGTCCACCCCATCCACTCGGCAGCGAGGTCGAACCCGCCTATCCCCGAGAAAAGAGACCCATGCCTCATCGCTTTGTGGCGTAGTATGCCCCGCGTACTTTCTCGCGGATTTGATACTTGAAGTCGTCGAGGATGCGCTCCAACTCGCGTTCGAAGTTCATGTCCTCGTGCCACTCATTGAACGACCCCGGTGAACGGTCGGGTTCGCTCGTGCTGTGTACTTTCAGGTGGTTAGGCATCTAAAGCGTTTTTGAAAGTTTGAACGATGTCGTAGGCTTTGTCGAAGTTGGCGAGTTCCGCCTCGGTCATCACATCGAAGTGTCGGCTCCATGCCCGTATCATTTCGACGGCCGTTTCAAGCAGGAGGTGGCTCTGTGCCATCGTGTAGGCTTCCCCGTAGGGCAGGGAGGTGGTGGCAATCACCGATTCGTTTTCGTCGGTGATGTAGTAGTAGCCTTTGGCTTGGTGGAGTTGTCGCTTGTTCATAGTTTCTCGATGATGAAGTTGCAGCCACTTACGGCATCGATGGGTCTCATACACTTGGCAGCAAACTCGCGCTCGCGGCCGTAGATGTAATGGTCGCAGATGCCTACGTACACGTAGCCCCGCTCCCGGAGCCAGTCGCGTGTTGCTGGCTTGTCCCACGTGCCCTCGTTCAGCCACGTAAAATCGTCGTTGTAGTAAAGGTTGCCCGTTGCTTGGGCCGCCCCCATCTCGTGGTCATCGTGTCTTCTCATCTTC